GGTCAAACGCATCCAGTAACTGGAAGTAATGTATATTTGTATATAAATGACGGGTCCAATTCAAACTGTATTTATTACACACCACTATACAGAAACTCAACACAATCAGATTGGAATAATGGAGTAAGATAACTATGGATAATGTAACAGAACGTTTAATTCAACAAATGACGTTCGAACTAGGTCTCCTGAAAGCTCAGAATATTGAGCTTCAGGTAAACCTAGATTTGAAAAATGAAGAACTAGAATCTCTCAAAATGAATCGAGGGATTGAAGCTATTAAACTAAATGAAAACATGACGGAGGTACCTCAACATGAGTCTATGGAAAATTAGATCTAGCTATCATATTTATAACGAACAAGGTGTAGTTGAAAAGACCCAATTCGAATTGTACACCGAAACACCAACCAACCTAATCACGGTTTTTCTTGAAGGTAAACATGATATTGCTAATGTTGGTAATGAAAACGAACTTATCAAGAAATGTCTTCTTGCGTTCCATAAAGAATATTTCAGCGAGGTTGAATTTACCGAAACCACTAAACGTGTAGATAAGCTGGTTGAAAATATCACAGAAGCTGAAAAAGAAAACAAACGCCGCGACGATTTTATCGAAGCCATGGTTCTTAACACCATCATGTCTGAAAATGTTCACTATGGTGTTGTATATAAGAAACTTGCCGCTCTTCTCCCGCGACTTGAAGTCGGTAAGACCTATGAGCGTAATGAAATCGCCACATTCTTGGATGAATCTCATACTGAGATTTCTGAAGAAGGTAAATTGGTTATTGTCCAATTCAATCAACAAATGGTGTACAATGGCGAACCCCTATCTGTGTTTATGAATAATGGCGAATGGGGACAAAATGGTAAAGCTATTGCATGGCCATTCAAAATTTCGTAATCTAATAAAAGGAGACACTATATATGTATACTAAAACTGTACGATTACCTTACACTTTATGGTATGATGGGCATGATAAGATTTTCCGAATGGATATGTCGACAATTCTTCCAGAAGAACACTATGAAGATGGTAAAAAATATGTCGGTAAGATTCGTAATGTACAAATAGGAGGATATAATGTCGATGGTGATATTCAACCACCTCCTGATGGGAACCATAGTTATCTAGAGGTAACCGAATTTGCTACTGCTGTTTATAATGAACAAAAACATTATGTTGACATCACGTTAAAATCTTTCCCGAGTTTCAATGCTGATGGAGAAATTGCATTATCTATTGATTACGAATTAGCTAAGGGTATTGAAGAATACATTACCGATTATTCTTATCAAAAGAAAGAAGTCACTATCATCATTCCTATTCGATCACATGAAAATCCATCTAAGGATCCTGGACGATTTAATAATGGTATTGGAATCGATAAGATGGATGTTCGAAACGGTTTTGCTTATACGGTAGGAGCGAGTGAAGAACCTGTTGTATTTAGTTTTGAGTTGATTGAACGTGATATAACAGATGAATTTATCACCAATGGACAAGCTCTGGATATGGTTAAAAATAAATCCATTGAAAGTGCTAATTTAGTCGCAAACGATTCTGGTTTGGGGCTCTCTTTGAACTGGAAATCCTTTGGTCAATTATCTTGGGATAACTTAAAACAATATCTTGGTGGCTCAAATTCTACAGAGTTTACAACAACTACTCTTGAAGATATTATTGCAATGTTAAATAATGCTTCCGAAAATATTCGTGATGAGATCACTAATAATATTGTAACGGGTCTACAGTCCCATATTAACGTTCAAGAAAATAGTTCTAAAGATATTGATATATACTATAATGCAGATTTCTATACCACACAGGGTCAACATATCAACGAACCTCGTAAATTATTTACAATTCCTAGATCTCTCCTTGGAGGAGAGGGACAGCCTGTTGATACTGAATCTATTAAAAATAGTATTTTAAGTGTGATTCAGCAGCAAATTCCAAATGCGACAACAATCAAACAAGAAATCTTAGCCGATGTAAATCCTCGTATTCCCGATAAGGAAACAATCAAACAAGAAGTTTTAGCAGCAGTTCCAACATCTTCTTACGAATTAACTCCTGGTAAGATGAATGCCGTAATTAATGAACTTGATTACGCAACTGATACGACGGCATTTATAGATAATATCCATAATCATTTTGCGTATGATCAAAATCTTAAATTTATTAAAAGTGAAAATTCCTACATAATTGAGTATAAAAACTATGTCATTATGACAATCCCATTCTCATCTCTTCGCGAATTGCCAACAGCGACTGCTGGTGAGTCTATAACCATTGAGAAAATTCTTGAGTTAGTTTCTGACGAATCTAAATCTGAAGTTATTTCTCAGCTTAAATCTAAATTAGCGTCTACACCTCTAACTGCAGAACAAATTCTCGACCAAGCTACTGAAGCTGCCGCAGACCGTGAGAAAGCTGGTAAACTCTTCCAGAAACTTCTTGACGCTGAGACATTGAATGTCGTTGAGAAGACTGATGGTTATGAGTTGAGCTACACAGGTGATGTGAATAAAGTTCTTGTGAAGATTCCTAAACAAGCTATCACAGTAAGCCAAGAAGTAATCACTGCTGCCTTGACAGAAAATGTGGTTACTGAAACTATTAAACCTACTTTGGATAAATCATATTATTCTAAAGAAGAAGTTGACAATCTTATCAAGAAACTTAAAGAAGAGTTGACTGCTGAAGAACACCCACAACAATAGGAGGACTAAAATATGACAGTAAGTACAGCTGCAATGATTGCATGGATGCAAGCACGTAAAGGTAAAGTATCATACAGTATGGACCATCGTGACGGACCAGATAGTTATGACTGTTCATCAGCTATTTATTATGCCGGTGTATCCGGCGGAATGAGCGAGCTAGATTGGGCTTGCTCAACTGAAACTGAACACGCTTGGCTTGAAGCGAACGGATGGGAATGTATTGCTGAGAACGAGGAGTTCGATTGTCAATACGGTGATATCTTCATCTGGGGACAAAAAGGATATTCTGCAGGTGCCTTTGGGCATACCGGTATTTTCTTGGATACTGAAGGAACTATTATCCACTGTAACTATCCAGACGATGGTATTGGTATTGCCGAACATGATGACCTTTGGATGCGTGTAGGACAACCATATTACTACTGCTACCGTTATAAAGGAGCTCCAGCAACCACTCCAAATCCTGCTCAAACCGAGCATGCGGTAACACAATTCGAACAAGAAATTGCAAATGGTGTGACTTTACAAAACTCACCGCAACCATATTTCGAAGCGACTGTTTCAGGCGACTATTGGGTAGAAGCTCACCCATTCTCAGGCGCTGAAGAAAAAGAATTATTTAAGAAAGGGACACGTGTTCGTGTGTATGAAAAGGTTAATGGATATTCTCGTGTAGGTTCTCCACAATCTTATCAATGGATCGAAGACAAGGTCCTCACAGAACACAAGGATTTGTAATGAAGAAATCTGAGAAGTTCTTATGGGTACTCAGCATCCTCTCATTCGTGGGGATGCTTACCCTTTTATATTTTGTATTGACTTTAGCTAATATGGTTTTATCCTACCAACATCATTATTATGAATTGTTGGAAATCATTAGCCAAATGAACACCCAAATACACTATCCAGGAGGATAAAATATGATTATTATTGCAGATGGACAGTTATACCATACAGTTAGCCACGAGGATACGCTACAACACTTCGGCGTTAAAGGAATGAAGTGGGGCCAACGTATTCGAGGAAATTACGTTGTTAGCGGTAATGCTGCGGCCCGAGCTAAGAAACGAATTCTAAAATTACAAAATCGTAATAAGCGCACCAAAATGAATCTGGCTAAGGATATTGCAGTGAATGCGGCTGT